GACCGCTTGGCTATGCCCCCTTCACTCACTAGCTATACAGAGGTGTCCATCTCCTCTGTAGCCGGTAGCCAACCGGCACAACGTGACCAGAATCCGGGAAATCTCGGATTTCGCTCTGATCACGACGGCTAGCCCACCATCGCATATATGAATACCGCTCGTGTCTATATGACACGGAATCGGCATTTATACTGCGAATAGTCCAAGCCATGTACTCAGTCCTTTGGTAATATCCTTTGTCCGTTTCCGGACTATGTCTTCTGTCCAAGTGATTGTTCACTGGATGGTTGACGCGGATACCAAAGCTTTCTGAATCACACGGCACGAATGGAACTGCATAGCGCCCCCAATGGGCAGGCGCTTTCCATTCTCTTAAGCAATGCTGCAAGAAGCTTGCCAGGGAAAAGTACCCGGCAGCTCTTGAAGCATTAATAAGATGGACTTGCGAGTAGAGTTGTGAGGTCGTTAAGAAGCGACCCACACCCTTTATACGAAAATATAAAGGGGTAACATCCACTCCAGCTAGATAGAACTTTCCGCAAGACTCACGGAAAGACTGAGATGCCACGAACGATTTTCCGTGGTTAACCTCAAAACCTAGCGATGCAAGGATGGACTTGACATACGGAGTAACTCGAGAGTCACAGCATATGTCATCACCATAGACACCCATAGGCTCAAAGTATAGTTGATTAGGTCCATTAGGCAAGCGTTCTATACGCATTTGCCTGAGGACCTTATCAATCTCATGCGTTGAGACAACAGGGCACCTATCAGTGATAGACGACCGACGAAGGAATAGGATAGAGCCATAAATGACAATCGACGCAAAAATCAAACATTGCGTCGGAAAGCAAATGGCAGAACCCATAGGTGCAAACTTCTTAACGGAAACAATCCCGCAAGGAGTCTGGACCAAACTACTTCGGGTAGCTCTCATTAGAACTTGCCAATCAGGTGGAAACACCCTCTTGACAAGATCGAACGAAACACTATCCGAAGCAGCGGACAGATCTAGCGTATCGATGGCAGCTGAGTAGCTGCCCTCCAAAGCTAAATTCTGATTCCAACTCTGATCTCTGAGACGTATGAAACGCCCAAAGTCAGAACCGGCGATCGCCTCCTGCATCATCCTACTGACACCTTGTTGGAAGAACATCAATTCCGCTGGCTCCATACATATGGAACGAGCGGTCTTAAGATTCTTCGGGACAAAGCGCAGTTTGGATGGCAGGTATTGTTCAAACAATCCTGGGTTCCAGTTGTCAGGGTCAGGGATGACCTTTTCAACTGCATACCCGCGTTCAGCAGAGAAGCCATAGTTTGCAAGATGGCCTCTGAAGAACACACGATCTAAGACTGGAGAACCTCGCACAGCGATGTGCTTGGCCTCTATGTCCCTACCGATTCTCTCCGACACGGCTCCCGGCCCATGTCTGGGCCAAAAGTCGTAATCGGAGATTCTCGGTAGGAGATGTCTGAGTATGACACGCAAAGATTTGGTGTCGCACTCAGGCAGCTCTAGATCATGTAGCCTTTTCTCTACTCCCTGCCAGCCGCGAAAGGCGGTGTCGTTGAACTGCTCATCAACGTAATCCAACTTCTTTCCGAAGTTGAGGAACGTGTATAAGTAGCGGAACAACGCAGGATCGGATGTTCGATAGTAAGCGAGGTACTCCCGAAAAACAGGAGTTTCGCGAAAACCATCGATCCAGTTCCCACTAGGGGTAACTGTTCCCATCAGGAAGCCATTGCTGGCCATCTGGTGAGCGAGATCCGCAAATTCAAGAACAGTAGACCGGAGAGAGTTACACAAGCGTTTATAAAACGCTTGGTAAACTTCTATAGGTTTACGTTCAAGAGAGATGGGGCTATCGGAAAGCAGCGCTAGCCACGCAGCAACAAAGAGGTTACAACACTCTCTATTCGCGCGCGAAAGCGCGTTGCCCGAGGCAACTTCAGCAGAGTTAACAGAGAAGTTAACAGAGGAAGTTGCCAGGCGCAACCGAACACTGTGGTCCATCAGACAACCCGAGGAACTCCATAGAGGAGT